CATCTCCAAATCTAACGGTTCCGTTGTATAACTCGTCATACAAGACCTCAAAAACGCGATCAGTTGTACTAGAGGCGGAAAAAATATTATCGACTTGAGTATAACTTCCTGACAAGGCATTGTCGCTAGAGATGAATACTTGCACACTGTTTTCAATCACAGGTCCCTGACCTAATGAAATTGTTTTGAATACCTCCGTTGTATCAAAAGAACCAGTTTCCTCTACGAGAGCGCCCTCAACTAATGCTAAATTGTTCCAAACTGTATTAGCTCCATCAGCAGAATCAGTAAGTGATAATTCTAATTGCGTAGTATTTGATGTTAAGGACGAAATTTTTCCCCCAGTAGTGGTGTATAACGTATATGTTACTTGGCCCCCATCTTGAGGAGAAGAAATTGTCACTACACGATCAGAGGCAGAAATCACAGGGTTTGCACCCGCTGGGGCATCCAAAGTAAACGATGCATTTCCTCCAGCCGAAGTAGGACCTTTCATTCTTATCCCTATCAACTCTAAAAGCTTTTTAACATTTTTTCTGTTTCGTGCGGTAGGCAAGAAATTTTCATTAGCTAAAGCATCTGCTTTAAAAGACATTACGGCTCCCATGTAAGAAACCAGCTCAGCGAACATAACTGCAAAGTCGGACTCAGTAAAATTCTGATAATCTTCGGGGTATACAGCTTGCATATAGTTAAACAAAGAGTCTCTTAAATCACCAAAATCCGTGGCTGCGTAATTTATTAAATCTTTTTTATTGTCAAAGTCTGCTCCAGTTTTTAGCAGCTTTTGAAAATCTGAAGCCGCAGTGGTAAAAGGAATGTTGCTTGGTAAATTATAATTTCTAGTCATAGCGATACTGTCAAGTCTGTCTGTTGATTAGTTGTTGAATCAGAAACAACTAAATGAATTTTAATGCCTGGAACGCCGAATCCGTCAAGCGCATCCCCCTGAAAAACATCAAGCTTTAACACGGTTGCTCTAGGGACATACAAAGCTAACCCATTGATTACTTCCTTCTTTAAGTTGATTATTAAGTCCTCAGTAATGGGCTCAAAAAGATATCTACGCAAAGATAATCCAAAATTAGGGAGCATCACTCTTTCACCGCGCTCAGTTTTGATAAATTGAATTAGTTGGCTTTTTAAAAGCTCTATTCCTTTTGTTTTAGAGAATATGCCCTTTCTTTCATTTGCTGAATCATACAAAGGATATCGAACGCCAAAAACATCATTTGAATCAATGGAGTTAATAATGTCATCCCTTGTTTTTTTAAGTGGGATTATGCCATAAATATTTGTTGTACTCATGTTTGTATGTTCTTAAATAAACCCTTCTGTGCTTTGTAATTTTGTAAAACTTCACTAGTAGATAGGGGTTTTGAATAAAACTTCAGACTTCCCACAAAGCCATTTAGTCCACTAGTTAAGCCATGCCTAAGTCCCATAAAGCCACCATCTTTTGTGGAAGAATTAATTGGGTGGCCCTCTGTCCAACCACTCCCAAGGACCCATGGAGTGAAGAAAGTATCATTCTTAGGTCCATTATCAAAAGTAGTAAAGCCAGATTTTTGATTTACTGTATTGGCTGAGTAGTAAAAGCTGCTTCCATCGGCTGTATCAGGTGTGATTAAGGTGGGGATTCTAGGGGGATGTGTGGGCTCTGTGCCAAAGACATCTGACATCGCAGAGGAGCCCATCTGAACTCCATCTAGATAGACAATACATTTATCCGCAGAGACATCAAAAGTAATGTTAAGATGCACAAATCCTGCTGAAACGTCGCTCATTCTCTTTCCTTCAACTTCATCGCCATCTCTGATTACAAATTTATTATATTTTATATTGTTCGAAGAATTTGAGCATGAAGTTCGAGGCGTAAATTCTACCGAGCTTGGCCCGAATGCCATTGTCGGAGCGATAAAGAAGCAGCTAGAAGCAGTTGTATTCTCAACAGCTATACCAGCATTTTGCCCTGGGTCCGTATTTGTGCCTGGGACAATATAATCCTCGGAATAAATTACGGGATCTCGACTGAACCCAATCAGCAAGCCTCTAGTTGTGTTTGTCCCTTTAGCGTCTACAAGTGAGCTTACGTCAGGTAAATTTAAAGTTCCCCCCATATTTTCATTTCCGAGTAAAATTTTGTAGTAATTGTAGTCTCCCCAGCCTCCGCCATAATATGGCCTAAAAGAGTTGCCTGCTTCTTGTCCATTTGCGCTTGTTCCATAGTTAGGTATGTGCAACCAGCACTCCATGCTACAACCGCTAGAGTTGTACAGGAAATTCATAAATTCATCGGTGGGGGGTAGCCGCAAGTAGTTATTTGTTTTTGTTAGCTTGTAGGTGTTTACATTAAATCTAGATACTCCACCTAAGAAGGGAACGGACAGTCCAGAGGAGAACACTGAGCCGACATTTCCAACAAGTTGTGCGTTTCCGTAATCTCCTATTGTGGCACAGTTTAGTGCTCTATAGTTTTCCGAATCAGGTGTTTCCGTATCTGCCTTCAAGAAATTGTAAATTGAGAACAAACTATCGCTAGAGATTTGATCGGTTAAGGAAAGCGCAGGAGCAGTTGTAGAGGACACTGAAGGACTAAATACAATTGAGCCCTTCCCTACAGGAGGAACAACAAGTGGGTCTATTAGCGTTTCAGAGTTTACGCCGTAATTTCTAACAAACAAAGGCTCAATGGGGAGAACCACATCCGTAACATCGCCAGCCTCAAAAACTAACTTCTTTTGAGAATCTAAATCAATATTTAAATTTATTGAACTCAAGTAAGAGAAATCATTTACTGGAACCTCACCTGGGGAGTATCTTTCATCACTACCAAATAAATCGGGGCCTTTTACAGCAACTTCAATTTGCTTCTTTCTTTTATTTATTTTTTGATCAAAGCTATCAATAACTGAATATAAGTTTTGCTTATGGTTAATCACTACAGCGGAGTCTTGTGCAAAACCCCCAGTCATTAGCTCAGTTATTTCCGACGAGACATCATAAACTTGCTTCGCCTTTTGACCCTCTAATACCTGTAGGAAGTGATCCTTTTCATAGTATTGCATTAGGTCTACGGAATTATCAATAATATTGATATCAAAAATAGTATCTACATACTGATTTAATATATCCGCAGAAACTAAACTTCCTTTTCCTCCTAAATTTGCTGCATGATTTAACTGCCACTTTACTGGATCAAGTACAAATCCAACATCCGATGCGGATGGGATCGGCTGCCCATTATAAAGTCTTTCTTGTGAATCGTAATAAAGTCCATCCTCAGATAAAACAAACAGTCCTTTCTTAGAGACTGGAGGACCAAAAATTAGACGGAAGATTGGCTCTTCGTCCTGATCTTCGGGGACTTCATTTTGACGATCAAAAAGAACGATCCCTATGTTGTCAATTAATGTTTGACACTTGTTAGAGAAATCTATGGCTTGCTCTACCTGATGTCTCGCTAGGCCTAACGCAGCGGCTCTAGAGTTTGCGCTATACTGGTCTGTGTTTCCTGCTAATCCGCCTGCGCCAGTCATGGGAGTGGGGCCAGTGCTGTCCTTCCAATCTTTAAACTCTTTTAGGCATGAAGAGATCTGGCTGAATAGCTCATCTCCTTGAGCGGCAAGACTTTCAAACTCAGCAAGTGCTCCATTTATAGATGCAAGGCTGTCTAAGAAATCTAAGTCTAGGCCAAATTTGCTAGACTCGCCAAATAGTGCTAATTTGCCAGTGCCAATGTCATAATCCAAGATACCCATAGAAGAGAATAGACCATTTACAACACCACCGATTGCCCTTCTTGCTGCGGCTTGGCCTTCTTTTGCAGCGGCAGCCATTGAACCTAAGACATCAGAATCAATTAGACCCAAAGCATTAATGCCAAAATTAAGCATACAAGTAGGAATGCCAAAAGCCGTATTAAGACTAGCAGCAGGATTAGTAAAATATAAAGGGTTAAAAAGTGCCATAAAATCTCCTATATTTGTCCTGTCAATCTTGGATCTAGATTAGGTCCTTGTGTGTAATTCAATGCCCATCGCGGGTCCATGAAGAAAGGGAATACCGTTAGGAAGAACTCATAATCAATTTCTAAATTAGTTTTTCTAATACCCATCAAAGCATCCATTAAATTAGGCGTCTGGAACGGATTTAGTTCGATGACTCCGCCTTGAGATGTATCCGATTGAATCCTAACATTTCTCCCTGATATATTTATGTCTCCTAGGGATTTAATGTCAATTCCCATGTCTGAGTAGAGATGTATTTTATTATTACTTCTAACTTGAAAGGATGCGCCTGTGCCTCCTGGAACTTGCTCTGATGCTCCTCCAGGTAAGCCAAGGCAATCAATAAAAACTCCGTTACCGCTGTTTCTAATTACAATGTTGCCAGTATCTGATTCAAGTGTAATATTTCCAGTCTCGCTATTAAAGACGCCTGGAATTGTGGGAGTGCTCTTCTTTGAACCCGTTGAAAAGTTTGATATATTTATATTTCTTCCATCAGTAACCTTTAATGTCATCTCTCCTTCAGAGGATTCAATAATATTGTTACCAATTGAATGTAGCTTTGCGCCCTCTGGTCCAATCGTTTTATTTTCAGACTCTAAATCAGTTAGCTTTAGTGATGCGCCCTGGTCTTTACTATAAAGATTTACCTTCTGTGTATCAGATGAATCATCTAATCTAAGGCCATGTCCTCTTGCGCTTTTTAAATCAATGGCTTTGTTGTCCTTGCTTGCAGTGCGGTTCTCTCGCATCAATAAGGAGTGTCCTAGTGGGGTCGTAATGCCATAGGACATACTTTGATTGTTGTCTTTACCGTCCTCTGCATCGTGTGGACTAAGTAGTGGAGCGCCTTGTTGTGGATCTTTGTCCTGTCTAACACCAATAGGATTTTGCTTTTGATCTTTTTCTGAATCCCAAATACTCCCAAGATAGTAATAATAAGGTCCCGTGTCGTTTTGTGCCGTATCAAAAAGAATGTCTGTATTTACCTCAGGTATGAAGCCTGCTCCTGCATACTGACCTCCACCATAAAAACTAACGTACTTTACATCTCTGTAATTTTTGGGGTCAGTAGCGTCTAAACCTTTGGGGCAAACTGTTAAGTTTCCCTTACCATCAAAATCTTTTTTTGATATAACTGTTCCTATTTGCATCAGACATCACCTAATCTTCTTAAATCATTTTTTAGCTTATTTTTTTGAGCATCTGATAGTTCATGTCTCTGAAAAGAGTTTAGTGTTCCACTTTTTTGCCTATCTGTAAGTCTAGCATATGGAAACTTTACTAGCTTCTCATTTCTATGAGTAATAGAAAATTGGTCTGGAGTTATTTTATTCGTCTGCACTTGTTATCGTCCCCGCTATATCCTTTACAAGTGAAAACTCTGACTCTGCCTTGTTGTTTTTTATCATGTGTCTAAATCCTACTATTTTATATAGTCCACTGAAAAAGTCAGCGGTCCCCATGCCGTAATCGCCCTGTGTTTTTAGTGTTGGGATGCTTTTCAGAAAAACAATACCAGGTTTTAACATGTGAGAAAAATTAGATAAATTAAACATTGGTAAAGTTTTTATCGCGCCCATGTATTGTTTCTCAAATAGCTCCATGAATAGCATACAAATTGCTATGGTATCTGAATAGTAATTTTTTCTTATTGATCTTCCTAATCCAACAGTTTCCTTTATAAGAATATCTGTTAGATCAGTGCTTAATCCCGCTAAATTAATCGTTGTTCCGCCCAATGAATTAAATTCTGCGCCGCCGTAGCTGCCATGAGATCTAATATTATCTAGAACTCTATAAATATCCTGCATCTGCTCTTCCGTAGAAGGCTTTCCGTCAATTGGACCGCCAGCCAACCTAGTTGAGTACCTATAAGCGACATTATAATAAATTTCCTCTAAAGATCCTAAAAATTGATTAAAAATAAAGTTATCAGCGTCAAAAGTATAAGATAATACATTAGAGTTCTCGGCGTTTGCTATAAAGAAAGGAACATTTAACTCAAATATATCCTCAAGTGTTGATTTATTCTCATCTTTATTTAAAAAACTAAACAAATCAGGAAGGCTTCTGGTAAATTCTTGTTTAGCATAATCATAATCATTAAAGAATCCTAGGGGAGTTGGATGCAAAGCTCTCTGTGCGGCCTGAATTTTTGCGAAATAAGTGTCATTTAGACCTCTTAACATCCTGGTTTTATCAGATCTCGAACCCTCAGCCACAGCCGTAAGATTTTGCTCTGTTAATTGTCTACTTCCGCTATCAACTAAGGTTATATCAAGATCCCTCTGAATTCTATTCCAAAAAGGATCTAAGAAATAAGTATTATCATTATCCGTTGATAGAAAACCTAAAAGGGGAACTCCTCTTTCTACTTGTCTATAAGATGATCTTTTAGTTGGATCTCTCTTTACTTTTTTAACTATGTTGCCATATAAGTAATCCCTAATCAAGTCCTGATCACCAAATATAAAAAATGAATCATTATTCACTTCAACATCAATTCGAGGCTTTCTTGATTTTGTATTTATCGCTTTTCTATAACCATCAAAAGTTCCGTTACCAAATTTTTCTTGAAAAACATTAATTATATCCAAATCGTCTTCCCAATAGTGAGTCAGTTTGTTAACAAGAGTGCTGTTTTGATTTGTTATATTCTCAATCAACCTTTGTACAACAGTAATATAATCACCTGTATCAGGCTTTATACCTACCGCATCTTCCTCTGCCTGAAACGGCAATTCTAAAGAAAAAACAGCGTCAGCGGAATCAGTTAACTTGGATAAAAATGGATCATTTATTACAATTTTACTGTAATCAGGGTTGGTGGTTTCGCGCTCGTTTCCAGTAAAAGCGCCAGCGACGGTAACAGGATCATCAGGATTAGAGAAATAATCAACAAGACTTTGAGCGCCCCACAGAACTGTACGAGGGTAAGAGAGGCCTTTTGGTAATAAATCTTGCGCCTGTTCGATACGCGAACGAGTTTCCACATCTCTTTCACTTATCGAGTACCCTCTATAAAAAACAGGATCTACATCTGATGCAACAGCTTCAGAATTATTACCTCTTAATCCTATTTTAGATAAAAATTCTCTTTGTATCTCCGTTATATTTTTTATTTTTCCTGCACCTCGTGAAGGGTCATCAAGTTGTTTTGCAAGTCCAATATGTTCGGCACCCAGCAGTCGCATACTTAAAGATCTGAACTGTTCTAGTGGTTCGAAGGCTCTGGCATTGGGACGCTCCACGTCGCTCGGAATGGTTATATCGAACTGTGTATTATAAAAGTTTGAGTTTGAGCCATGATATTGACTCAACACTTCACTAATGACAGGAGATAATAATTGATCTAAATTAGGTAAAACAATTAAATGATTTTTTATACCTAATTTATGGAAATAATTAGATATTAATTTGACAATACAATCATGTATAGATGGGGTGAACCCCTCCCATTCATTTAATTTTTTGTTTTCACCATTTCCCTCATAATCCCAAGCAATTATTGGTACAGCAATTGTTTTAAAGTTTAAAAGAGTTCGGTCTAAAGTGGTTTGTTCGTCAAACTGTCTACTGATATGATTTGGTGTAAAATGATATGTTACAGTCTCTTTTTTTCCATCATTAGAATATTCAATCTGACCTAAAATAGTGGCGAAAGGACCGCCCCAATAGCGTGTATCGTCTCCCACTCCATACGCAATGTATACACGCTGACCTCGCATGTTCTTTTTAATAACATCTCGAAGCTCTCTCCCGCTCAGGACAGGATTATTTGGGTCGTTTTTGGCAGCTTTTAGGCCGCCAAACCCAGTAAGAGCAGCTTCCAAGCCTTCTAGATTAATGTCTCTGCCCTCAGCCTCTAACGCGGCTTTATTGTACTTTAAATTCGATAACCGATCACCTAAAGAAAGCAGAAAAAACTTTTTTAGAATTTCTAATCCAGGCTCATAGGTTTTTAATTTTATCTCTGGACTCTTAACTCCTTGTGTTTTAGCAGCACCAAAATTGAAGCTATGTTCAAACTCAAGTAAGTTAACATCACTACTCAACATGGTTATGGCCCTCTTTCCAGCCACATTCTTATAAGTTTCGTAATAGTTTTTTTTGCCCTCAGCAGTGCCTACTTTGTCAATCCACTTTTTTTCACTCCGACTACCATCAGTAGCAAACTGATTTAAATCAGCCGAGAATCTAGCGAAACTTTCATAACTACTAAAATGGTCAGCTAACTCTTTATCAGTAGTTATAAAAATATTATATGTTCCCACCCTATTATCAGTGAATGGGCGAAAAACTTCTCTTCCTTTCTTTGCCATTATTCTAAATCAGGAATGAAAATCCTATCCCCTTGGTTTAAATCTTCAAAAGGATCAAAATAAGAATTATACTGCATAGGATACCACCAGTGCCCTGGAGATCCATAAAAAATGTTTGATATTTCATCGGGTCTGTTGGCACAAAATATAGGAATACGACCCTCTCTAGAAGAAATACCATTCATCTGTGTTAAAAAATCATCATACTTTGATCCCACGGAGGTTGTAACTTCTCTACCTTTATGAAGTAGCGTAACTGATCCATAAGAATATCTTGTATAACTTTTGTTATCGCTATTATTAATAATTTCCATAATTACAAGCTACCTCGTGTAAGGGGGTCCTCCCATACTCCACTATTTAACTGTGGGTCTTTTTCAATTAATAAATCATCCCACCCCTTAGCTAAATCTCTAGTATCTTTTCCTGTAAGATCTCTAACATCATAATTTCTCTGCACTTCTAATAAACTAAGCTGTATCTTGATTCTATTAGGTAGTAAAGATACTATATCATAGCCTGCGGCCTCATCTATGGTTATTGAGTAGGACTCTGCAATTGTAGCAATATTATTAAATAATACTCCGTGATTTAATCTAATTATTGGAGGACCTAAAGTAGGTTTCTGTCTTGAACTCAAAGTGCTCATTCTAATTAATTCAATCCAAAATAACATAATGTCTATTGCTTGAGCAAATATAAAGGGTTTACTGTACGCTTGCAGATCAGAGGCGAGATCAGCCTCAGGTGTACTTGCAGTAGTGCCAATCGCGTTTGCTGTGGTTTGGCCTAACACATTAGTTTGTGCAGCCACTAAAGTATTTGTTATTGCATTTCTGTTTGAATCAGATTTTCCTCCAACTACGCCATTTATTTTATTAAGAAAAATTTCTCGTTTTTTCTCATAGTTTGTTTCGGAAACCCTGCTTTCATTTTTTTCTACTTTTTTATTAAAAAACTCCTGCTGCTTTTGAAGAGTAGTCATGGCTGCTGGGGGCTGGGTAAAGAGTTCGTTGGTTGCCATATTGACAATGTGAGGGAGAGTCATGTCAAAGCTAACACTTATCTTTTTGGATTTAGCGCCAGTGAATCCAAAAAAGTTGCTAGTTCTGCCGATGACATCGTATTTAACGAGGTTGGCAGTTTTTTTCTCGGAAATAATTGGATTCTCAAAAAAAGGACACACTCTATCTAAAGAAGTGTTAGAGTCCGTTGTTGGGAACTCAAAAATTAATTTTGATCTTTCTTGTAAAAGATTATCTATTCTTGTCGCTTGTCCAAATAATGCCATTATACCTTATTACCTCTCACTAATGTCGGCTCTCTGTCTGTGTCCTCTACTGCTGCTGTTGTTCTGTCTACAGCGTCCACAACCTCAGATAAGCTGGTTGTCATCGCTACCGTCATGGCTGAATTGAATGTTTCTGCTCGTCTTACTTGCTCGTTTATTAGCAACCTAGAAAAGCTTTCAAAGCTATTCGCTGAGTCTTCGTCCCTTTTAATTTGTGCTAACTCAGCTTTTGTTCTGTCAACCTCGGCCTCTACAAGGGCTGATTGATTGAAACCAAACATCTCTAAAAGTGATGGTAGCACGAGAAGTGCTGTAAAAACACCACCAAAAATACCTGCAAAGCCTTTAGGCATTAATGCTCCTCCCGCTCCCAGGCTTGTATTTAATAAAGCCGCTGTTAGTTTATTGACAGACATTGTATTTCTTTCTCTTGAAGCCATTGTCAGCCTATCCATGATTCTAGTTGTTACACCCCTGGTGATTAAATAAGCCATGAATGCGTTTACAACAACTTTTATTCCCCCTATTCCATCTGCAAGAGAAAGTATTTTTGTTCCAACATTAAGTAAACCCGTTGTAATCAGGCCCACCTGCTCAGCGAAAGGCGCGATAAATGTACTTAGAGCAGTTTTAAAGTCAGCAAAAATCTGGTCCAACCCTGTGTCTGGTTCTCTTGCCCTAGCTTGCTCCATCCCTCGGGTTATTTGCTCCGCCAAAATACCTGCCTGACCAATGATCCCCATTCTAAGTCGAGTCTCAATTAATCCTCCGCCTTGCATGTCTCCAAAAGCGCCAGCGCCCTGCTGTGTTTTCTTAATTAACTCCTCTACTGTTATTTGACCAGCTAAAAGTTTGTCAACATCTTGAAGAATACCTAACCGCGCTAATTGTCCGATGTCTGCCGTAACAACAGCATCTACAAACTTTCCAATAGAGTCACCGAACGCTGGGAACTTAGCTGTTAATTTAGAAACGGATTCCATCACAGGGCCAGCCCCGCCAGTTAAGCCAAGAACGGTTAAAGACTCACTTAGCTGGCCCATGCTTTCAATTAATAACTCAGTAGAAACACCAAATCTTAGCCCCGTATTAAGAACATTTCTATTTAAAGTATCTGTTGCTGCATTAGATAATAAACCTTGTGTAATTGCACTTTTATTTATTTTAACTAGAGCCGCGACATTTTGACCCGTAATAGACATTCGATTAGCTAAAGTTAATGAATTTTTTCCTACATTCATTAAGCCTTCACTTTGGAACCTGAAAAGTGACTCTAGCGACTGTCTTAGGCCTCCTGGCAGACCTTCTAATGTCTCTTGGTTAGACGAAAGTACAGTTGCAAATGTTTTATTAAAAGTTAAAAAAGACCTTTGAAGCGTAACGGCATCTAAGGCAAACTGCCTAATAGCTTTAGTTAAACTAATAATTGGAAATCGTACAGCACCTACAACCCTATTGGCATCTTCAAAAGATCTCTCTAACCTGTTAACTACAAAGAATAATGGATCATAAACATCCTCCACGGTAGGCCTAGCTCTACCTGATCCACCACCTCCGTCGCCAGCCTGCTGCTGAAAAGGGTATCTGTTAAGTAAATTATAAATCATACTGTTAGCCGTTTAGATTTAGTTTATACACTGTCTCCATGCCGTTTAGTCTAAAAGTTCTATATTTATTTTTAGGGAATATGGTTTGAACTCCTGCCTGTGAAACATTAGATTTTTTCGCCAAAGCTTGCGTATTTTTTCCACCTTGGGTGCTACTGTAATCTTTTCTATCTGGCTTGGCCTCTGAATGAAGCACATCAACGACTGCTGCCAAAGTATTTAGGTCTGTCGCGTCATCAATTAAAAAACACGACATTAGTTCGTTTTTTGTGTTAGAATTAAAAAACACTCCATTACCTTTCGATGTGCCCACCACTAAAACAAAATAAGAGTTTTTATCGTCTTTTAGTGTGTTATACTCAAATAAAACAATATCCCCAGCAACAAAAGAACTAAAACTTCTTTGGCTATCTCTGGCGAATTTACGCACTAGATCTTCAGGTCGTTGATTTGGGAGGAGATTCTGCTGTAAACTTTCCCTCTTGAACTCTTTCCAGCCTGGATCTTCAATTTCTTGCTGTTCTCTAAGTTCGTAGTAGTTTAGTAAAAACTGCGAGGCACCAGCCTTTCGGTCAAAAAAATCTCCAAATTTAGGTGTCAAAAATTCAAACATGCGTGTATTATATAAAAAATATTAATAATGTATAGTAATAGTGATATAGAGTTTATTGATTTTATTGATTTAATCAATACTACATTAAGTAATGAGTTTGTTGAAAAATGGAGATATAGGTTTAGTGAAAGGTTTATTAAACACTTTCAAATAAAACTACTTAATTCATTAACTAAAAAGAAAGTACTCAAAATAGATACTTTGTATAACTACTTAACAAAAAAATGTAAGTACTCAAATGAGCAAGTAGAAAACTTTTTTGAAGCTATAGATATAAGTATCTACTCTCCCATAATTCAAGGTGTCAGAAAGAAGTAGTTATTCCTTCTTTTTTAGCTCTTGAATCCTATGCTCAATCAAAGATTGCTCAGTGAACTCAGGGCAAAGAGATTTGTAAGAACACCAGTTACAGTACTGGTTTCTCATTGGGCATAAGTCCTGCTTCTTAGCTTTTCTAATTTTCCAAACATCCTCAACAACAGACTTTACATGAGCAAAAATCTGATTTGAGGTGTATTGAACGCTTACTAGGTTGTCGGTTATTGGATAGTAGTGTGCGGCAGTAATTTTGTTTAATGGTATGTTGTACAGTTTATGCACAGCAAAAACGTAGCCCATTAACTGCGGATCTTGGTAAAGCTCGATTTTATTCTTCTCACGCTTACCAGTTTTGTAATCTATTACTAGATAACCCCCATCTTTACCTTTTATGATTCTATCAATATAACCATTTAAGGTGATACCTTCAGCAACCTCAATATCAAAATGCAATTCCGAGACCCCAACCTCTGGCAAAGAAGCATTTAGACGAAGAAAGTTTTTCAAACAAGGCAGCACCTTGCTGTCGTAAGATTTAGCGAACTTATAAGTATCTTTGTGCTGCTCAGACAACGCCTCAAGCTGGCTTAGCTCAGTGGCTTCAGCCCCATCTTCAAATATTTTGTGGATATATGATCCAAAATGGAGAGCATCGGTGTTTGATGTATCGTAGTCGGCAAGCCGATCTACATAGCGATACCGATACTTAAGTTTACATTGGTTAAATGTGTCGCGTTTCGAATTACTAATTGTATTTATGAACATATGTTTAATCCTCAATTTATTAAAGACTACCTTGCCGAAAAGCTGAACTCAGATTACCGAGTATCTTCTAATAACTCTGAGATGATTCTCCCATCTGTATTTATAGAGGGTGATTACAAAAGACATATGAGTGTAAACTTAGATACAGGTCTTTGGCAGTGCTTCAAAACGGGGAATACTGGCAACTTTATAAAGTTGTACTCAATTATAGAGGGTATCAGCTATAAAGCCGCCGAATCAAAGCTACTCTTTCAGGGCGTTGAAACTGGGATGTGGAATTTATGGGAGGATCAGCGACCCACTCCATCCCCTCAAGTAGTTAAGACTAAACTTATCACAGATGGATTTAAGCCTGTAAATATTGATAGCTATGATTCAGAGGATGATCTTGTCGTAAAAGCTTGGACTTTCCTCATGGACCGTAGTTTGTTTAGCATTACCACAAATGAGCGAGATCCTTATTATGTAGCTACAAAAGGCAAGTACAAAGGTAGGCTGATAATTCCGTTCAAAGATTACGACGGCGATATTTTCTTTTTTCAGGCTAGAAGTTTGTCATCGAACCTAAATCCCAAGTACCTCAATCCAAGGGCAGAAGATGGCGTAAAATCAAGCAATATTCTTTACCCCTTCGACTTTGAGCGCGAACACCTGTGTATTTGCGAAGGACCTGCGGACGCCATCTCGCTTAATTTAAACGGCTTAAACGCAACATGCACGGTAGGCAGTACAATCTCGCATGTTCAAATGCAAACACTGAGGGAGTTTGAGGGTAGAATCATTCTCGCATACGACAATGATGAAGCGGGTCAACGAGGGATCGAAAAGTTTGAATCTCTTAGAAAAAAGTATATGATGCCCACTTTCTCCGTATGCACTCCTCCGTTCAACTATAAAGACTGGAACGAAGCACATCAAGCAGGGGAAGATTTATATGAGTGGTTTACCGAAAAAACCTATGAGTACAACTTTGAAAATAAGTCTCTAAATAGTCTATAATATTTCATGGAACATTTAGTAGAATTTATGGTATGGGCATTTACCCTTATTGGTATTACGGTAACTATAACACAATCAACACTTCTCTACCCAGCAAGGTCCTGGGTTGCAAGAATAAACCCCTTCCTAGGCACTCTTTTTTCTTGCGGAATGTGTTTTAGCTTTTGGGCATCCATAATTCTATCATTCTTCATGAACTCCCTTACTGACTGCGTTTTTTTGGACGGTTTTTTGGGAGTAGGCCTGTGGTCCTATGTTGTTTCTAGATCACCCAAAAACGCAGCGTAACGCTTAATCAACTGGCGTTGGCTGGTTGCAATCAAGCTCTACACCATAAGGCAGTATTGTTTTTAGGAAGTCTCTTTGTGTGCTTAAGCTATCCTCTAAAAACTTACCTATTTTACCGCTTCCAAAATCACAAGGATCTGTGTCAGCGTCTAATGGCTGCCCCGCAGCACCTGCTCCAAGCCTTACACTTTTTACAACATAAATAGGACCAAAAGACCCTACGCATCCTGGCGACCTATCACAACTACCGCCTGCGGGAACACAGCCTGTCCACACCCAATCAGAGCCGTACACACCTTGACCCGCTACTGATTTACATCGCACATTCCTTTCTTCCCACCTAAAAGTGTCATCAGGGCACTCATCCTCACAAATACAATAACCTGAAACTTTAACAAAAGAATCAATCTTAACATAATACGGCGACCCTGGAATAGGACTGTCTTGCGACACCTCAACTTGAGGGGCCTCCCCTTCAACCGTGACAAATACCTTACACTTCCTAGGAGCATTATCACCTAAAGAAATGCTTTGAATAATCCCACCAAAACTCATAATTTATTATAGATCAACTAAGTCTAGTTCAAATTCTGGGCATTGACCCTCAGCCTGAAGTAGAATATCTAAGATACTGGAGTTTGTACCTGTTGAGGTGTCTAAAGATGAGGCATAAGTTCCTGGCTGTTTATTAGCAATTAAGTTAAGAGAAACATGACTTCTACCCTCAACATCCTCTGTCCTTACTTCTCTTCGAGTCAGCCCTGCGGTTCTTGTTCGAATAACCCCTGAAGTACCAAAAGAACCAGAAGCAGCACCACTACTAATTAGCTCTAGCTCATGAAGTTGCATCATATCTCCACTTGATGCATTCCAGTATTTAAACTCGTTAGTGGCTGCCATAATGACGTTGCAGTCTAAGTAGTTAAAATCGGGCTCCCCAGTTGTGGGGCTATACTGCTGAACTCTTCTGTACATAATTTCAACATTTTGAACATGAATGCGGAAATTAGCGGTGGTGTTAGCTGAAGTAGTTCCAGATGTTGAAAAGTTAAAATTACCTGTACCAAAAGAATTGGTATAAGTATTTATTCGGGTAGGTGTTCCTTGAACTGGTGGCATAATTTGTAACCTCTATTTTATATAGAGTGTATACAATATTATTTAACTATAAAATACATCATAGGACTTACTATTTTTTCGGAAAGTAAATTATACTCAACTTGTAGAGAGTAAGTTCCTGTTTTTGCTCCTAGTTCACTAACATCCAATGATGTAGGATTCCCATTCGTTAAATCAGCGGTAGTGTCAAAACTATAGATAATCGTATTGTCCGAAGTAATTCTGGTAGGGCTAGTGCTGTTAGTTTCTGTAGCACTCACAACAGTAACCCTTGAAGGAAGATTACTGTCTTCATTATGTTTTTTGATAACCACCGTCGCATTGGTTATAACTGACTGCTTGAAAATATTCTTTATATTATCATCAATATTTTCATTCTCAACTGTTATTTCTGTGCCGATTTTTAGGTCAACTTTAGAGCCCAAGGTAACTCGTTTATTGAATAGTTTATTTTTAGTTCTTAGAAGTAAGGGCTCAGTCAGCGAGAAAACAGTATTATCAAAAAGCTCAAATGAATTTATGTATACGGTCCAGTCACTATCAGAGAACATCTTAACAGTCCAAACGTCAACATATCTTCCTGTTGCAGATGTGGTATTTTGGATTCTATCTCCGTTTTGATCAGTTCCTGACAGGTTACTACCAGCACCGCCATCAAGAACACACGCAAATTCACCTTCTCCAATCTTGTACACACCACTGACACCACTACATGAAGGAGCACCTGCACCGAGTGTTGGTATTACTCCTGTATATTTTGTCTCATCAAAAGATGTGTCAGTTGCTACAACCCCGTCACCTGATGGGCCAAAAACCATTTTAGCTAAGTTTGTTGTGCTGGAGGCCACAATCCCACTACTGTTAAGAACAGTTGAAGGCGCTAAGTTGTAAGCTCTGTCAAAAACATGAACAGAGCTTACAGCGTAAGGATCTACATACTCTCCATCATTAACAAAGTATGTTCTAAGTAAAACTTTTTGATCGACCTGAGGCCTATTGTGACGATCTACAACGGGTATATTATTTATTGAGGGCATTTTTCTCTCGCTCTACTTCTTCTGTAAGTAATTCAATAAATGTAGCCCTTTCCGTCCTAGTTAGTGTTTTTACATCACCATACGAAAAGCCTACATGTTTCACAAGTATATAGGCTTCCCGCAACAGGTCTGAAACTTCTATGGATCCATTTAATTCACTGAGAAAAAATTTTCGTCAATTGGTAGTCCAATTAAATTTGGGGTATTACAAGAATCGCATGTATAATTGATTTGAGGCTGGACTCCGTACTGGGAGAGTGTCAATTCTGCAACAAGAATATGAATATCCACCACAGGAAGCTTACTAATAACCTTAGAGATTGTTGTTTGAGTCTCAATCCCATCAATACTGGTAACAAATCGCCATAAGTTTTCTGCGATCTTATCGGGAGCCAGATAAGGCTCATCAGCAACGGTCAGAAAAGAGATCGTAGCGTTTTTCTTGATACCTTTTAGGTATACTTCTCGATTATTAAACTGAAAGTCTTTAGGGACTTGAACTGTATTAAGTTTATCAAGCTCTAAACTTAAAGTATTTTGATAAGAGCAGTGACTACATACTGCCCCAACTTTATATTCATTACCATACGAAAGCTCTCTAATTTTTAGTAGTAGGTAAAGTTTATCAATCATTAGTAGCTTATCAATATCTACATTTAGAACGCATCGACCAATTAGGTGGTTTGCAGGGTTAAACATTGGGCTTCTCGCCCCTGTGCTTAAAGATTTCTCATCTTCGAAGGTCATGGGTCTAACACGAACTGTTCCTTCCTTTCCAAAGTAAGGAATACCTCTTGAAGGGACAGATACATCCACTTCGGTTTCTGCGGGAAGATTCTCTAGTATTCTAGATAACTCTTCTTCTTCTGATAGCACTTTTGTCTCTGGAATTTCTGTATTCATAAAAAGCCTCTAATCTATAATAGTACAGATGAAAATATATGTAAAAAATTTAAAGTCGCGTCTAGAGACGGATAATCCTGATTTGCTACGCGCTTTGTATGAACTGTATTCATTTAAAGTTCCAGGCGCAGAGTACTCTGGCGCATACAAAAGAAGACAGTGGGATGGTAAAACTCATTTCTTTAACAAAAATGGGACTTTTGCAACAGGTTTATTACCAAGATTACTAGCTGATCTAGAAAAGGTCGAATGTACCCCAGAGATTGAGTATGAAGATTTAGGTAACCATGAACAAAATAACATTGTATCAATTGAGGGTTTCAAATACTATAACTACCAAGAAAAACTTATAAGTCAGGGCTTGAGGGAGATGAGGGGTATTATTAAGTCACCCACAGGGTCAGGAAAAACTTTAATCATGGCTGGACTAGTAAAAGCTCTTAGCGGAAAAAAGATGGTCATTCTTTTCAACGCAAAGCAATTACTAACTCAAACATATCATTTTCTTACTGATACTTGCAAACTAGACAATATAGGACTTTGTTTTGGCGAAGGCTATATTTACGGAGATGTCATGCTTTGCACTATTCAAAGTATTGAAAAAATACTAGATACGCATCTAGAAGAAGCTGAAGTCTTAATGGTGGATGAGTGTCATGAATTTGCCAATGGAAAAACAACCTTAGCAGCCCTTAAAAGCTTCCCTAAAGCCACATACAGACTTGGTTTCACAGCAACACCGCCTAATGATAAGATACCAAGGTATAATCTAGAGGGAGCATTAGGGCGCGTCATAGAGGATGTAAATACATCTGATCTAGTAGAATCTGGTAAACTAACAAAACCTATTATTCAAATAATCGAAAGGCCTTACGACGCAAAAAATTTAGATGAAGCCATGTCGTATTCTGAAATATATGAGGAGTTTATCGTAAATAACGAAAGTAGAAATAATATAATCAAGGAGATTGTAAATGATATCAGAAAAAAACACAGAAAAGCTCGTATACTTGTACTTACCAAGTCACTCGATCACGGAAGAACCCTGGAAAACTTACTTGGAGGCAGTTGTGAGTTCCTCCAAGGGTGTGATTCAATCGGAGAAAGGTATGAAGCTATTTCTCGATTTAGAGGATGTGGAGGATCTAGCGTCCTCATTGGTACTAAAATCCTCCAAACAGGGGTTAATATTGAAGAAATAACGCACTTCATCAATGCTAGAGGAATGAAATCTGAAATTGCTACACTGCAAGCTTTAGGAAGAGCATTAAGAAAGCATGAAACAAAAGAAAAAGTCTACGTTTATGATTTTTTTGATCAGGAAAAATATTTAGTAGACCATTCAAAGGAAAGAAAAAAACATTACAAAGCCGAGGGGCATGAGGTAAAAACGATATGAAAAGTTCAGATGAAATAAAGAAAAGATTATTATGCTTAAATGAGATTGATGAGCAGAGAGTTAAACAACTATCGAGTAGATTAACAACATATAAACAAAAAACTCCAATATCCAAAGAAGGTCTTAAAAATTTACAAAGCTTGCAAACAGAACTTCAGATATTTATTGGACAGTATACGGATAGATTATTGCATATAATGCAACAAAATCACATGGTAGATTAGTTGTCTATTTTTGGGATTACAATCTCAGGGTTTTCTAACTTTAGTTTTAAACCCCAATTCTCCATGTCTCGCTTCGTCCACTGCTCTTCTAAGCTTGCTTCTAGTAGCTCTAGCTTATTATGAATCAGACTTAATTGATTGCTGATCCAAACCACACCTCCACAGAGGGCAATTACCATGCCCAGTGGCATTAAAGTCTCTTTTGAGATTGTCATTCTTTTCTCTTGTGTGGTCATTATGCTAACCTTTTAATAGTCATTGTAGATCCTGTTATAGCTTTTACACTATTGGACGATGTAGCATCGTAAGTTATGTTAGCATTTTGCCCATCCGTCATGGTAAATACTGCTCGAATTGTATGTTCTAAAGGATCTACCGTTGAGTGAACTCTGGGCTGTCCCGCTAAGACATCTGCGCCATTTTTCTGAATAGTCAGGTCTACTAGAGTAGACCCCCCTTCAAGGATAACCACTCCCATAACTTCATAAGTCCCTGCATTTGCAGCAACGAAATATTTATTAGTATCATCCCAAGTAATGCCATCAGTAACAATAGTGGTTGGGGTGTTAGAGTATCCTAGTTTTTTTTCATCAGTAGAAGCAGCATCATCAGAATCTAGCTGCATATAACCAAACGGAGCGGGGTAAGGCATTCCATTGAAACTTAGAGCAGAAACAGCGGTAGCGGAGACACTAGTAGCCCCATCAACCGCCCCTGTAATTGTTAGACCAGCATTAGTAGTTTCCAACTTTAAGCTGTTATTGTAATATAACTCTACTTCACCATCTCCTCCCGACTCATTTAGTCTCATAAACTTTTCGCCTGTATTAGACAAAAAGTGAATATCATCTTCTGATTGTATAGTAATGGTTCCTTCATCAGACTTAATTAAATTTTCATAAGTGGCACCGTTTTCACGCTTCATAGAAAACTTTTGTCCATCTGCTCCCATACAGTTAAAGGCACCCGCATCAGGAGTAAAAAAGTTAACCGAAGACACTACCACTGAAGATACAGTAGTAGCAGAAACATTTGTAGAGGATACAGTGGTAGCAGAGACATTCACCGAGTCTACAATAGTAGCAGAGACATTTGTAGATGATACAGGCCCTAGATTGCTTAATGAGGATACACCTGTCCCTCCGTTCCTAATAGAGACTGTATCTGTGTCAGTAAACTCCGCTACAGACGAAGGCGTCGCTCCGCTAAACTCAAACTTTAATGGTGTTTTGTCTGCCACGATAACATCTCCTTAATGCCTGTCTCTCCCGCCTTTTAATGGAAGAGCATCCCCCGCAGCAACGCCTCCAGCGCCTGTAAAGTCTATATTTGTAAAGTTGTTCATCAACTTTGCATTAACGAAAGCTCCCATGGCACTACTATTAATTTTAGACACTATTGCCCCTGTTTCCAATGCGGTATAACCACCGCTTCCTCCAGCCGTGCTTAGTGTGCCGTCTAATTTATCATTATCATCCTCATAAAGAGTTATGATGTAGCGAACTCCCGCTTGAAGATAACAACCAAATTTTAAGAAATTACCCCTTCTACCGCGATAACCCCCAAACCTATTAGCAAAAACTCTAAAAGCAGGAACCTTAACATTATTTATAGTAATAAAAGCCTCTATGCTTCGACCAGAGTTTTGATTTCCTAGCTTTGCTGCATCAGGATTAACTGCCTTTGATGCTAAGGGCGCAATTCGACTGAAATTTACTAAACTCATTTAACATCAGGTAACTGTTGATCCCTAAGAGCAGAAGCCCTCTTAATGACACCATAGTTAATAGCATATAAATTTGATGTTCCTGGTTGTGAGTTTTCAATAATAATCTCAGTTGCTGGCAAACCAGGAGGTAAAGTTAAAACTGCTGTTCCACCCGCTGCTGCAACAACGCCTACCATCGCAGAGGCGGTAGGACTTATCCTGGTAATCGCTGAAGCACATGTAGCAGAAGTTGTAGTATCAAATGCGGAAGCAACATACTCATTTCCTGATGCACCTCTACTAGGAATAACTCTGAAGAATCCATCAGTTCCACTTAAATCAGTTACCGAAACATAAGGAGCAGCGGCAAAACCACTTTCCATAGTCGCTTCAATGGTAGCAGAGGTGCCAGTGGGAAGAACGCTAATTAGATTGGCACTATTCAAAGCACCACCATCATTATCGCAAATGACTAGCCCAGAACCAGCTAACCCTTGGTATACTCCAGCATTAGTAATCTCAATTTTTGATTCTAATTCCGAAGAATTTTTTCTAGTGGTGATAATGTTAAAGGTAGCAGAGGTTTCACCAACACCCGCCCCAACAACACCACCTGAGGCAGTAAATGATGAAGTGCCTAAGGCAAATCCAGATGTATTCGACATTGACAGAGATTTAAGGCTGATAGCGGTATTAAGTAATGGGATAGCAGACGCATTAAATGATCCATCACCTACCTGAACATTAGCAACCTCAACTAACTTACATACTGGAATGATTGTTTCTCTTAAATCTGCCATTACTCAGTCTCCTCTTCCTCAGTGGCCTCGGTTTCTTCATCTTCTAACTCTTCTTCAGGCTCTTGCTCATCAAGCTCTTCAAAGTTAATTGAGTTTAGGATGTCTTCAAAACTCTTAAAATCAGACATTATCTCATCAGAAGTAGGAGTCTTGTCCTTAGTCTCACCTGCATCTTTTTCTTCTAAATCCTCTGGCGCTTCTTGAACTTCTGGCTCTTCATCAACTCTAGGCTCATCCTCAACTTGAGTTTCATCATTTTGTGCCATTGCTTTTCCAATCTTCTTACGACGATTTGCTAAGTATTCATCCGTTTCGTCTTCATCACCATCGTTATCAATGTCACCGTCTTCTTGACCCACGGGATCTAATTTTTTGTCTGAGTTCTTTGAAGACTTCTTGTTTTTATCTTCTTCCTTACTTCTTCGTTCTTCTTCTTCCTCAGCCTCTTTAGTTCCGCCCTTGATCCCCATTTCAGGATAACCCTTTTCTTTATTTTCTATAATAAGATTAACAAGCTCATCAATAGACTCAAGTGAAGAGAAGGTTTCTTTGATTGATATATCCTCAACTAATGTATTTTCTAAGATATCGTTATACTCTGCTTTTTCAAAAAGAAGTTCAATAAAGTGATTAATATCAATTGATTCAACGCCATTCTTTGTTCTAAGCATTTGTGCATTTTCAGAAAGAACTTCTTTCTGGACTGAGCCTTTGGGACTTAACTTTGCAAGTGCCTCAAAAATAAGAACTTGTGTGTTAAGCAAGCTCTTAAAAGTTGGGATATCCTTTAGATTTTGAACGCTAATACCGTACTTCTCATTGAGCATGGAAATAAACACCTTTTTGATTGGTTTTTTGCTCTCAAATAAGTAACTGCTAAATGCCTTGAGGTCTTTGATGCTGACCTTTACGGACTCATTTAGCTCTAAATTATTGGTAATTGTATCGTAAATTTGTCTCTTAGTGGCTAAAGCAAAATAAGGAACCTCACAAATGGCTTCAACTAAAGATTTTGCAATGACCTCCTCGTCTCTTTCATAAACAAGAGAAGCGAGCTTGGAGATTTTTTCGTTGTTAAGCCAAACAAGATTGAAGTTGTTCTTAGACTCGACCAACTCTTTTCTAATAAGCTCTTGCTTACAAACCATTTCATAAATGGTGTGATTAATCTCCTCTGGAATCTGATAGGTGCCTTCGTTAAGATCATCATAACTTAATTTAGGCAAGTTAAATGCATGAGATACCGCAGAGGACAGCCTGACCATATTTTTAATTTCAGGAATGTTTACTAGGTTTTTATTTTCTCTAAGGAATTCAACTAGAGCGGGAGCAATCTCTAATAATTTCTGAAACTCGTCAGACTCTAAGATCCTATTGCTGCCATTGAATTTTTGAGATTTTTCATAAAGCTTCTTTTTAACAGAAGAAAACTTAACTCTATTTTCCCATAGTTGAAGAACTTTGTTAAAACTAGTATCAGCCTCAACAAAGTCCTCTTCAAAGATATTTTGAATAAAGTTTGAAATTTTATAGTTGACAAAATCATCAAACTGATCGCTGTCTTCAAAAAGATCATCGCTTTCAACTTGAATGTTCTCAAGTAAAACCCCATTATCAAAATTATAAGAAGCGGCAATAATGTTGCCGCTTTCGGTAATAAATGTTACTTTTCTCTCTGTATCGTCAATAGAGAAAACCTCTACATTCTCTCGTAGTGAACGACCCAAATAATCAGATAATTTAATTATATTGGTTACTTTTTTATCTCTATTCTCAAAAATATGATCAAACATGCTTTTTAGCTCTCCTAGGTGCTAAATTTATATATACTAACAACTTACTTAAAATTTTAAGATTCCTGTATTTTTCCTAAAATTCTACCCCATACTTTTTCTTCATCGACCCTATACCCCCGATTTTTTCTTTTTTGATTCCTATATTTTACAACTGCATCAAAACTCTCATTAGGTCTCTCTTGCTGCGTAGGTGTAGACTCTAATCCTCCTGGCGTGTTACCTGCGGGTAGCTCACCAGCCCCTGGAGAGATCTGGTTAAGTTCTTGCTGTTGATAAGCAGCATCTTCCTGCTCTTGTCGTAATTTTTCTTTTAACAGAGCTATCTCTCCGTCACTCATATCATAGTATTCCTTGTAGATGTAATCTTTAGGGAATAACTGAGTTTGAGTTACGGTTTGCACGATTGCAAGCCTTGCTTGATCAATCTCCAATCTTCGTTTTGTAAATCTGTCTGATGGATCAGGTAATTGAATATGTAGATCTTTGATAAGAGTTAACGGAAAACCCTTCATTACCAAATGTCTTTTTGCTAAAGTCTCAAGGCCTACTTCGATGTCGTGTTGCACTCTCGCAACTGCCCTAGCAAATTTAACATCTAATTCTGACAAGTTAGCTTTCTTTTCAGGAGCTTGATCTTTACCTGCAACAACATAGTCTTTTGGAACTTTTAATGCTGCTAATAATTTGTCTCTGAAATACGAAACATCCGTAACCTCCCCCAAGTTTTGAGCACCAGGCAAAGTCTCAATTCTTGTGCCTGCGTTTCCCTTAACAGGAACGAAGTAATCCTCGTCAGCAGACAAAGGGTTGTATCTAGCGTCAACACCGCCAGCCCTTTGGTACTTCTCCTTCTTAAATTTTTCTTTTACCCTCTCCATAAACATTTCTGCTTTGCTGCTGGGCAAATTACCAACATCAATGTAGAAAATTCTTCTCTCTGGGGCTCTTGCAAGTCTGTAAATTAGCATTGCATCTTCCATGAGACGCAAAGATCTAAATGTTTGAACTCCATATGCGGCAACAGACTTTCCATAGGGATAAAATTTAGGATCAGAAGTAAACAATCTAAAGTGAATAATTTGATTTTTATCAAGCTCTATGTACTTACTGTCTTTTTGGCCTTGATTTATATCATATGCTCCTTGAGAAGGATCTTGGATTGACCCTGTTGGTATTTGTTGTAAAAAGGTTTTTAAATACCCATAATCATCTTCCACTCGAAGAATATAGTTAGGGTTTAAAACTTTGATTTTTTGAATTCCTGCTTGTGGGTTATTCACATCTGCAATCTGCTCAATAAAACAATCACCAAACTTTACCGTGTTTCGGCAGATGTCATAATACACACGATCCAACTCAATGGTTTTAAATAATCGCTCAACCTCACTAACTACCTCAGGACTTTCCGACCTAACACTCCATCGCCTATCATTTGTATCCCTTTGAGTACAATCATCAGAGTAAACATCAAATGCAGCACCTACTTCAGGGTGCTCATCCATTTTTTCGTAGTCAGTATAACGCGCTCTACGGCTTCTCTCAATTTCTGAGTATACAGGAGTGGTTCTATTTACGGAAAAAGTAACTCCTGAGTCAGTTTCTGACTTTATATCAGTGCTATTAACCTTAGTATCACCTAAAAGCGTGGATTCTTGGTCCCTAAACTCTGTAGTAACCGCATCTTGAGCAGGAGTAGCGAAAAATCGAGCAAAAAACTTGCCCAATGCGCCTCTAGGGTAAAAATAAGGGCCTCTAGACCTAAAATTTGTCCATGTTGACTGCCCACCGTCTTCTGTGATGTCTTCTACTTCATTAACCATGTTAAATCCTCTTTAGTTTTGCCGCCATATGAGATAAGTGGGACCACATTTTTATTTTTTGGTTTATTTTCATCTTTAAAAGCTGATTCTCTATTAAAATCAACAAATGTGGTCTCTCTAGTAGACTTTAAAATGTGGTTAGCTAAGGATAAACTCATAATTAGGTCATCATGGCGACCTTTATCAGCAGTTATTTTCCCAGAACCATTTATTACAAAGGTATTTAGTTCATTTAAGGTACGCTCAGAGTTAATTTTTAGAACATTAGTTCTAATACTTTCCTCTAATTCTGATAAAATCACATCTCGATTTCGCATTGTTACTTGAAATCCAGGCAAACCCTTCTCATCATGCCATAAATGTTCATACTCTAACTCATTATAGAGTAAATCCAACAGATGATTACCCACAGTATTCCTCTCAACCACAATATTTGCTGTGTTATAGTACATTCCTTCAGCATTTAAGATTGTTGCAAAATCATTGATTGGTGTTTTATTGCTGTAAAACTCTGCAACAACCTCTCCATTATATAAATTTACGACTTGAGCGGCTGAATAGTCTCTATCACGACCTAGAGCCGTGTCAACCCCTATGATATAATCATAATAAGGTTCTGGTTCCTTCCAAACACGCATTCTATTGTTATATTTTGTATAATATTCTTGACTAACCTCCTCTGCTAAATGAGACAATATTGCTCCATCAACAAAGGTATCTCCCGTTCCCAAAAACTCACACTCATATTCTTGAAGCCACTGCTTTCTGGGCATATTTGATTTTGTAACTTCTTCCCACTCCTCAATATAAAATGGAGGATTTCTGTTCTCCATCTCTTTGTAAATATGGTCAAATCCATCAGTCCTAAAATACTCAGGGTGCTCTTTCCATCGAATATCAATAGCATTAAAAGAGTTAGCTTTCTCTATGGCTCGTGTGTAAGTTTCGTAAAACCAGTTGCCTAAACCATTTACAGTAGAAAGAATAAAAGCTCGCCCACCAGTAGAAATGATTGGGTATACAGCAGCCCAAATTGTGTCAATAGACTCCACAAAAGCAGCCTCATCTATAATCAAAAACGATCCAGCCAAAGATCGACCAGACTGTTTTCCCGATGGCCTTGATTTAATAACTGATCTATTTTTTAGTTTTAGCGTGTGCTTGTTATCCTCTGAAATCCCTGGTTGCATGAATGCAGGCAGTTCCTCATACATAACCTTAATCCTGTCAAGGACCTCAGTGGCTTCAGTGTCACCCTTAGATAAAATAACAATAGATTGATCTTTTTTAAATATTGCTAACCATAGAGCATACGCTGATGCAATCGTAGTGCATCCAGCCTGCCTAAATTTTCTTAAGATATTGAACCGATTATTCTCAAGTTCTTTTACAATCTTTTTTTGAAATGGGTATAATTGAAAGGGGACTAATCCACGAACAGGGTGTGTTACCTTAACATAGTTACACATAAAATGAGCAGGATCTGTCTTAGCTTTTTTAAACTCTGATAATACTGTACTTTCCATGAAAATTTATTCTTTAACTTGCACTCGGGACGAAAACTTGTCTCCCACCACATCTAATCTATTAGAGTACTTTCAATCATGCGGCATTGAAACAAAAATCCTAATTAACCAAAAATCTATTTTTGAGGCTTATGATAAAGGGTTAGATGAATTAGATGCCGATTTCGATGACATCATTATCTTATGCCATGATGATATAGAAATACTCACTCGCCCAGAGGTATTTACCCATCTACTAAAAGAAAACTTATCAAAAACAGATACAGGTTTTGTTGGCATTGCTGGAGCTAAATCATTTAACCAAAATGCAGTGTGGTGGAACAGGGAAGAGTGGGGTGCAGGACTTCTTAGTGGGTATATCTATCATGGAAAAAATAATTTAGATATGTATCCTACTCACTTTGGTAACTTAGGACAAGTAGTTGTAATGGATGGCGTTTTTCTTGCTGCAACTAAAAGAACATTACGATCAATCCAATTAAGTAAACCTCAAGCCTTTCCTGGAGATTGGGATTTTTACGACATCTTCTACACTTTCCAGGCTCACAAAAAAGGCAAGAAAAACTATACTTTACCGATTCAAATGCGACATGAATCAGGAGGAGAGATTGCAGGCAGAGACTCTTGGCATAAAAATAGAGAAGCTTTTATTAGGATTTTCTCTACTTATCTCCCATCATCCGTCTGACGGCGCTTTGGGGCAGTTTCAATAGCGCCCTGACCTGACTTTCTACCGCCAGTAATGAG